GCAATCACATCTGAGGTATTATTATATCGGAGTGTTATTGTTAGAGCAATTATGGATGCATTGGATATTGATATTCATGCATGGGGTAATAAAAGAAAAGAAATAATACAAGAAGCTAAGGCTTGGTTTTCAAAAACAGACTCACATTTCTGTGAGATATGCGATTACGCAAATTTAGAACCTACATTTATAATCAGAAAGTTTAAACAATTACACAAAGCTAATGCAAAAAAACTATTTAAGAATAAAAACATTCATAAATTTTTAACTCATTATATTTGTAGCTTTCATCAACAGGAACAATATTAATGTCAACAGGAAAAAATACTAAGTTTGATTTAGACTTAGAGTATGGACAAATAAGAGAGAAAAGAGTAGCTGACTTACTTAAAGGAAGTAAGGTAGAAATTAAAACTGAAAGGAGTTGGTGGAGAAAGACAGGCAATATTGCTATTGAGTATGAGTATAGAAATAAACCATCTGGTATTGATAAGACAGAATCTAAATGGTGGTTTCATATACTAGAACTTAGTGGTAAAGAACATTGTATGCTAGTGTTCAGAGTATCAAGACTAAAGAAGATAGTTAAGAAATATAAAAAGACACACACTAAAAACATAGGAGATTATAGAGCATCTAAATGTGTAGTAATTCCAATAGTAGAATTATTTAATGAAGGATGTTACTCAATATAAACATGACTGAAAAAGCTTTACTAACAGAATATAAATCTACAATATCTGATTTAACAAAAGAGAAACAGGAATTAAATGAGATTATTATTCAAAAGGATAGCAAGATTAAAAAGATTCTAATACAATTAGAACAGGCTAATTCTGATATTCAATCTATGGGTTCTAAGATAGGTGAACTTCAGGAAAAGCTGAACAAGAAACAAACTATTAAATTAAACATCGATAAAAAGATAGAGGAAATGCTTGAAAAAAAAGATGAACCAAGTGTTGACAACGATGATTAAATTTGATATTAAAACAATAACAATTAACAATTATAACAAAGGAAATACATATGGCAATAATTGAAGGCACAGCTTACTGGGCTTCTCTGACACGACCAAACGAAAAGTTTGAACCTATGTGGAGAATTGATTTAGCAGTAGACGACAAGTCAGCTAATGAACTTAAAGAACAAGGTATAGCACTTGGTGAAACTACTGTAGATGAAAAGACTATTCCTAATATAGTAAGATTCAAAAGAAAAGTACAGAAAGCTAATGGTGATAAGAATACTCAACCACAATTAGTAGATGCTTCTAAGAATCCACTAGATAAAATAGTAGGTAATGGAAGTAAAGTTAAAGTAATGTACAAACCATACGAATGGAACTTCAAAGGTAAGAAGGGAATGGGTTTAGACTTACAAGCTGTACAAGTCATTGACTTAATCGAGTATACACCTAGAGAAGATTTTGATGTTGAAAATTCTTCAGGTGGTGTTGACATCAAGGATGATTTTTAGTACTATCCAACTGTTGAAATGAAATTTACTTTTCATTTTTTCTTACTCCGAGGGGGTGGCGAGAAATTGCCACTCCTTTTTTTTGGACTCAATTAAAATTAACTAAGGGCGACAATGGAAGAAATAAATAAAAAAGGTTTTGTAAAATACCACTTACCCTGTCCACTATGTTCAAGTAGTGACGCAGTATCTGTTAACGCAGACAACTCAGCTTATTGTTTTTCATGTCAAGAATTTATAAAGGAATACGATATGGAAATACAACCAACAATACCACAAACTAAAAACGAATATGAAGTAAAAGACTTCATGAAAGATTCTAACTATGCAGAAATTATAGATAGAAATATTTCTGAAGACACCTGTAAAAAGTTTGGTGTTACAGTTAAGATGGATAACATGGGTAATATCATTAGTCATTATTATCCTTATCATGATACTCAAGGTGCAAAGATTGCAACTAAGACTAGGTATACTAAGCTAAAAGAATTTAGTATACAAGGTAACACAAAAGATTCTGGCTTGTTTGGTCAACATCTTTTTTCTAAAAACAAATACTGTATTATAACTGAGGGAGAGTTAGATGCTTTATCATCTTATCAGATGATGTTAAAGGGTAACTATCATACACCAGTAGTAAGTATTAAGAATGGAATATCTTCAGCAGTAAAAGATATTAAAAATAGTTTAGAATGGTTAGAAAATAATTTTGATAATGTTATTATAAATTTTGATAATGACCCACAAGGTAGAGAAGGTGCAATGAAAGTTGCAGAATTATTCTCTCCAGGAAAATGTAAAGTCATGCATTTACCTGAAGGATTAAAAGATGCTTCAGATTGTTTAAGTCAAAACAAAATACAAATATATAATAAAACATTTTGGGATGCTAAGAAGTTTGCACCTGATGGAATTATAAATGCTAGTACATTATTAGATGATGTACTTAAACCAGTAACAAAATCATTTGTTCAATATCCTTTTGAAGGATTAAATAAAATTACATATGGTCTAAGACCTTCAGAGTTAGTTACATTTACAGCAGGGTCTGGACTAGGTAAGACACAAGTAATGAGAGAAGTAGTACATCACATTATAAAATCAACTGAAGATAATATTGGTTTGTTAATGTTAGAAGAAACACCAGTCATAACTTCAAAAGGTTTGATGAGTGTTGAAGCTAATCAAAGATTACACTTACCAGATGTTCATGTAAGTAAAGAAGAAATGACAACTTACTTTAAAGCAACAGTAGGTACTGGTAGAGTATTTATGTTTGACCATTTTGGTTCTAACTCTATTGATAATATTGTTTCAAGAGTTAGGTTCTTAGCTAAAGGTCAAGACTGTAAATACATAGTGATTGACCATATAAGTATTATTGTATCCGACCAACAACATGGTGATGAGAGAAGAGCATTGGATGAAATTATGACTAGACTTAGAACACTTGTTCAAGAGACAGGGGTATCTATGATAGTTGTATCACACCTTAGAAGACCTGAAGGTAAAGGTCATGAAGAGGGAGCAGCAACTTCACTATCACAATTAAGAGGTTCGGCTAGTATAGGTCAGCTAAGTGACATGGTTATTGGGCTTGAGAGAGACGCACAGAACGATGACCCTGATATTAGGAACACCACTAGGATAAGAGTATTAAAGAATAGATTCTCTGGTATTACAGGTCCTTGTTGTGATTTAAAATATGATATAGATACTGGTAGACTTAATGAGGTAAAGTCTGATGACTTTTAATAAAGTTGTATTTGATATAGAAACAACCATGACTGCTGATAAGATATGGTGTATTGTTTGTAAACATGGCGATACTTATTATCAGTTTAAAGAGGATAGGTTACATAGGTTTGCTGAATTAATAAAGCAAACTGAAGAAGTTATAGGTCATAATATAATTGGATTTGATATACCAGTAGTCAATACTATTTTTGGTTATGATGTATTTGCTAATTGTAAAGTAACTGACACTTTAGTTTTATCTAGATTATTAAATCCTATGATAGAAGGTGGACACTCATTAAAAAATTGGGGTACTAAGTTAGGTCAAAACAAAATAAATTTTGAACAGTTTGATTTCTTCTCTGAAGATATGTTAACTTATTGTAGAAATGATGTTGAACTAACTGAAAGACTTTATAAATTTTTAATTAACAAAACAAAAGACTTTGGTATGTCAATTGAATTGGAACATAAGGTTGCACAAATAATTCAGAAACAACATGAAAGAGGATTTAAGATTAATGTTGTTGAAGCATATGAATTACAATCTAAGTTTCAAGAAGATATGAATAACTTAACTTCTAAAGTTAGAGAAACTTTTCCTCCATTAAAAATAGAAGAAGAGTTTATACCTAAGTCTAATAACAAAGCAAGAGGTTATGTGAAGGGTGTACCTTTCACTAAAGTTAAATACAAAGAATTTAATTTAGGTTCAAGGCAACAGATTGCTGAACGATTAGTTATGCTTGGATGGAAACCAAAAAAGAAAACTGATAAAGGACATATCATTGTTGATGAGAAAGTATTATCTGAGATACATAATATTCCTGAAGCTAAATTAATAAACAGATACTTAATGCTACAGAAAAGAATTGCTCAAGTAAATTCTTGGATAGAAGCTATTAAGGAAGATGGTAGAGTACATGGCAAGGTCATTACTAATGGCACTATAACAGGAAGAATGAGTCACCAGTCGCCCAACATGGCTCAGATTCCTGCTGTGTACTCTCCATATGGTAAAGAATGTAGGGCATTATGGACAGTAAACAAAGGTTATAAACTAGTAGGAGTGGATGCATCTGGTCTTGAGTTAAGGATGTTAGCACACTACATGAATGATAAGGATTATATATATGAAGTCGTTAATGGAGATATACACACAGCAAATCAAAATGCTGCTGGTTTGGAATCAAGAGATAAGGCGAAGACTTTTATCTACGCATTTATCTATGGAGCAGGTTCAAAAAAAATCGGAAGTATCATTGGAGGTTCGGAAAGAGATGGAGAAAGAACTAAAGAAAAATTTCTTAGAGCAACACCAAGTCTTAGAAGCTTACGAGAAAAAGTGGAACGAGTGGCTCAACGAAGATGGGTCAGAGGACTCGACCAAAGAAAAATAATTATAAGACATCCTCATGCAGCATTGAATACTTTGTTGCAAGGAGCAGGTGCTATTGTTATGAAGTATGCGTTGACAATACTAGAACAATATGTTATAAATAAACAAATCAAAGCATTTCCAGTTGTTAATGTACATGATGAATTTCAATACGAGGTTGAAGAAAGTAGAGCCGAAGAGTTTGGAAGACTAGCAGTACAATCAATTATAGATGCAGGTAAACAATTAAATGTAAGGTGTCCACTAAATGGCGAATATAAAATCGGAAACAACTGGTCAGAAACACATTAGTACGATAGCAACAGACATCAAGCAATTGATTTCTGATATATCTACTGGTAAACCTGCCAACATGACAGAGGAAAACTTAAATGTTTTTCTTAATAATATTAAAGAAGCTGTTCTAGCTTGGAATACTTCTCAAGTAAAAGCAGAAAAGTATGAAGGTAAACTTAGGATGTCTTCTATTGGTAAACCTGCAAGACAACTATGGTATGATAAACATAGTCCTAAAGATAGAAAGAATGAAGACACAGGATTAAATTTAAAATTTTTATATGGTCATATCATTGAACATTTAGTTTTATATTTAGCAGAGTTAGCAGGACATACTATCAAAGACCAACAAAGAAAAGTTGAAGTGTCAGGAGTATCAGGACACATAGACAGTATCATTGATGGTGAAGTATGTGATGTTAAATCAGCATCACCTTTTAGTTTTAAAAAATTTCAATCAGGTGAGATAGTTGGTGATGACCCTTTTGGTTATCATGCACAATTAGCAGCATATGAAGAAGGTTGTGATACAAAAGCAGGTGGCTTTCTTGTTGTTGATAAATCTTCTGGTGATATTTGTTTTTACAAACCAGATGATATGGCTAAACCAAATGTTAAATCTTTAATTAAAAATTTAAATACTGCTTTAGAACAAGACACTCCTCCAGAAAAATGTTATGAATATAAAACAGAAAAGAATGGTAACAAAACTTTAGCTACTGGTTGTATGTTTTGTCCACACAAATGGGAATGTCATTCTGATGCTAATGGTGGTAAAGGTTTAAGAGTATTTAAATATTCTAATAAGAATGTTATGTTAGCTGAAGTTATTAAAGAACCTAATGTAGATGAAATTACAAATCAATATAAGGAACAATTAGAAAACTATGGAAAAAGAACTGATACACAAGCACCTTCTAATTAGAGCAGAGGTAAAGAAACCTTTAGCTACTGAAGAAGATACAGTTGCTTGGATGAAAAAATTAATTAATAAAATAGATATGAATATATTAGCAGGACCTTATTCATCTAGAGTTACTAAGAAAGGTAATAAAGGATTAAGTGGTGTTGCTATTATAGATACTTCACACATTGGTATTCATACATGGGATGAACAACAACCTGCATTAGTACAGTTAGATGTTTATTCTTGTAAAGAATTTAAGAAGACAGATGTACTAGAATGTTTAGAAATATTTGAACCTATCATAGTAGAGTATAAATATTTTGATAGAGATACTAATTTTAAGGAATTAAAATAATGAAATGTTTTATTTGTAATGGTGATGTTCTTTGGGGTAATGACTTTGATGCTGAAGATGTATATGATAATGATGAATATTTATTTGTAAGTAATTATAGTTGTAAAAATTGTAATGCTTCATATGAAGTTTGTCATGGAAAGAAAGAAAATGAACAGTAAACAAATGAAACCTATAAGAAGAAAAGCAAGACATATACTTGTTGAGTGGCTACAGTCTTTGTTATCTAAAGATGAAGCTAGTAAAATTAATTATAAAAATGTATTTGATTTTATTCCTAATCAAACTCACTACTATGATAGACAACAACAATGTAGACTACAACCTTGGTCTTACAAATGGATAGTAAAGAAACTAAAAAGAAATCCAGAGTTGACAATAGATGATTTAAATGATATGTTACAACCAACAGAAAAACAATTAAGAAGACAGGATAATATATTATAATGCCAAGCAAAGAAATGTTTAAAGGAGTTGCTTATGATAGCTTAGATAAGCAAATTGATGGAGACCACTACAAAGGTATGAAGATTCAACCTGCTCAGTTTATAAATGAGAATCAATTATTATTTGCTGAAGGTAATGCTATTAAATATATTTGTAGACATAAGCTAAAAGGAAAACAAAAAGATATAGAAAAAGCAATTCACTATTTAGAAATGATATTGGAGAGAGACTATGACTAACGAATCACAGATAACACAATTAGAAAAAAGAGCAAGAGGTTTTCGCAGAATCATCTCAGCACTAAATGACTTACCCATGTATGGTATTAACAGACACTTAGATAAAATACTTCATGTTAGAATTGATGCTTTGAAAGACCATCTTAAATTAAAGATAACAAGAAACAATGAGAAGTTAAATGAAATGTATACTGAAAGTGTAGATAGTTTAGCTGATGATGATGGACAACAAGGAGAAATAGCACCTGTTGTTATAGAAGAAATACATAATAAGGAAATTATTAATGACAAGTAATATAGTAGGATTAAATGGTAAACCTACCAAACCAGTAGAACCTAAACCAATTTATAATTTAAGAGTTTGTTTAATTGGTTCAGATGATATAGATATTAAAAGAGTAGAAACATTTGGTGTTGCTGAGGATGGGTTCTTTATGGTTAAGTCTTTAGACAATCCTAAGTTTCCTATATTCATGACTAATCCTGTTAGAATTAGAACCATTGAAACCTATAAAGAAGGTGATACTCCTATGACTAAACTTAGAAGCGAGAAGAATGATGATGATTTTCTTGTTGACTTATTGAAAGAGAAACATGAAAACCAATCGAAAACTTAAACAAAAGAAAAGAACTAAAAGAAAAGAAGCACACTTGATGGGCTTTAAATTAATTATTAATAATCAAGGACAATTTATTACTGAACTATCTAAGTATCCTTTAGATAAAATTCATCTTCATTTTAAAAAAGAAAATGCTGGAGTTATCAAAGCATTATTAAAAGAATGTGATGCTAAGTTTAATATGTTGACTGAAGACCTAGAAAAGATTGCTTCAGATGTTTTTCATTCTTAGGATTCAACTATATCTTTAGGTACACAACTAAATCTAACATATAATTTTGCATCATTAATTTGTTTTTTAGTTAAATCACTTCCAAATAAAATTTCATATCCATCACCCATCCCATGTTTAACACAATCATAATGAGTATTATGTTCACTAATTACTTGTGGTATAACACATTGAGGTTGTCCTACTGCACATAACATTATTGTTAGTATATATATTTTTGCTGCTGTCATATTTTTATTTTCTTATTGACAAGATAAACACTCATCACTATCATTATCTAAATCAGCTAAAGCTTCTTCCTTACATTGTTGGCTACAAAACATATCTAATTCTTCTTTAGCTTCATATTCTTTTTTACATTTATTACAATTTTTTTTCATTTCTATTCTACAATTATTTTTTTAATTGCTTTACTACCATCAATGTTTGATTCTAATTCAGCTTTTACTCTTCCACATTTGTACTCTATATTATCATTAGCTGTTCTCTCAGCTACTCTCTTTCCTTTTAAACAATCACTCATTGCAGGTTGTATTCTGTGTTCAGTTAATTCCCCTGCTATAAACATACATAGTGCTACGACTGTACTAATGACTGTTTCCATTTGCTCTTACCTTATCTTTTAGTTCTTCTACATCATTTAAAGCTTTTTCTAATTGAGATTTAAGAAATTCTATATTAACTTTGTTAGTCATATTTTGTTCTTGATTCTTAATTAACTTTTCTACATCTTCAAACAAAGCTTCAATCAACATAAACTGTTCTTGGTCTGTTGGTTTTTGCTCTGACTTTTTTAATAAGTCTGCTTGAAATAATTCTCTTGATGTTTCTAAACTGGTAAGTCTTGCTGTTACTTCTGTATATCCAAACACACCCATAGCTACAGCTACTACAATACCAATCATATTTTTAATTGGCATACTTACTGATGTGTCTTGTGATATTTTCATAAATTAGGTCCTCCAAAAAATGCTAACAATACAAAAGCAATAATTAATAAACCTGTGAAATAATAATTCATAACTAGAGTCCATATTATTTAGTTGCTTTCTTACCTTTGTTAATACCTTCTTTTATTATATAAGACTGAGTACCATTAGCACCAGTCTCTACTTCTTTTCTAAGGTTCTTAAATATGTTCATCTCTTTAAGTTTTCTTTCAACCTTTTTTTTAAATTCTTCTAGAAGTTTTGTGTCTCTCATTTCTTCTTTCTTTTCTTTCTTAATAATTCTACTCTTGAATGCCACAACCAAGTAGTAAATTTAATTGAATAAGTTTCTAACCATGAAAATAAATTATCAATTGAAGAAAATAGTTTATAAAAAAATTTATCTATCATATTATTTCTTTACTAAAGAACCTCCAAAGTATAAACCAATAATAGCTGACACTAAGTTAGTATCTAATGGTGTTATTACTAGACTATTAGATGATAGTGTTATCCATTTCATTATTTCTTTTTCTGGTAAGAATAAGAATGAAGGTTTAAATTCTAAATAACCTACAATTACACTTGTATCTGGTGATAGTACAGGCATTAGTTTAGGTAATAGTACTATAGCAAATACAGCAGTCAATGCTATGATTCTTCTAGTCCATTGGAATCCTACATTTTCATATTCTCTAGCTTCCTTAAAACCTTGTTGTTGTACTTCTGCTCTTTGTATAAGCATCTTTTGTTCTGCTTGTTTTGCTTTAATGCTTTGCGACCATATACTCATTACTCCTCCGAGTACAGTTGAGCCTAGCATTGTTATCATTTCAAATGGCATTTTATTTATCTCCTTTTATTTTTTTAATAATTACTCCTGATGTTCCTATCTTATATTTACTAGGAATTTTTTCTACTTTAAATTTATCACCTAAAATACTTTTAATATATTCTTCTAATTCTTTTTGACTATATCCTTTTTGAAAAGTCTTCTTATCTCCCTTACCAAATATCCACCCATCATTAAATGGTGTAGCATTCTTAGAAGCTTGGGCTGCTTTAGTAACTTCATTACCTCTTGTTGTAATAACAGCTATTCCTTTATCGCTTATTAATTGTGATATTTGTCTAACAACATTACTTCTTTCCATAGGGTCTTCAATTACATTCAATACATTAGCATTAACAACACCATCTTTAGAAGCAAATCCTTCTTTAAATATAACATCATCTGCTGTTTTATAATCAGGTACTTTACCTTTTACTTTTATAATTTTTTCTACTGGAACAAAAGGTTCATGATTAGTTACTATTTTATTTGTAAATTCTTTTGAACCTAAACCTAAGCCAGAACCAAAATCATGTACAGTTTTAACATTAGCATCATCAAATATTTTATTAACTTTTTTATATGTACCTACTGTAGTTGATATTGCTGTATCACCTCTTTTAACTCCATATTTACTAATTGCTTTTGTTGCTAATTTTGCAGCTAATCCACCTATATTAAATTTTTGTTTTGATAAACTTTTAATTGCGTTAGCTGTATTATTCATTCTTTCTATAATACCTCTTCTATCTAATGCAACAGCATTATCATATTCTTCATTTCTTAAAAATTCTTTTGCAGCTTTTTCATATTCACCTGCATTAATTAAATCTAAAGTTAAAGGACTTCCTGATAAAGAACCTCTAAACCATGAAGATACTAAATTTTGTCTAACATCTAATGGAAATTTATCAAAGTTTTTTATATTTTTTTTTACTTGAGGAAGTCTTTCATTAATATCTTCTACTAATTGAGCATTAGCCTCAGCTTCAGTAACTGAATCTTCTAATTTATTTTCATCTCTATAACTACCATACCCACTTGTAACTTTTTCTTCTCCTTTACCTTTATAATTTTTATATCTTTCTTCACCATCAACAATAATTTTTTCACCTAAACTTTCATAACCTTTTATAATAGGCATATAATCGGCAGCTTCAGGTTTTTTCTTAGGTAATATTATTTCTTTAACTGGTGCTTGTTTTTCACTCTTCTCAGAAACTAAATCAATTTCTTGTTCTTCATTTTGTTTTAATTCAGTATTTAAACCAGACATACCTACTGTTGCAATATCACCAGTAGATAATTTAAGTGGAGTTAATTTACGACCTTTGATAGGCATATCACCTCTAACAGTTTCTGCTCCCCATAATTTACTAATCCAATTTCTCCATTCAGGAAAAGGTGCTATGTCTTTACTAAACTTTTTTAATGCTTTATCAAAATCACCTAATAAAGTTGCTTGTACAATTTCACCTGCACCTCTAGCAATTTGAAAAGCAGGAGCAAACTGATACCAAGGTTCTCTTGAACTTGGTCCAACAGTTTTATTAATAAATAAATCAGATAAATAACCTTGTTGTCCTGATAATCTAAATGCTTCAGCAAACCATCTTTCAGTATTAGGACCAAAGTCTGTTACTACTTCTCCATACTTAGCAAACTCTCTTAGTCCTTGGATACCACCATAAACTGGTATTGCTGCTAGTACTTTTATTAAAGTTTTTGTATTACCATTTTCGATTCGTTGTAAAATTTTATTTGTTTGTGCCGATTTTGCCATAGCCCATGACATAAACTGACCCATTAATCTTGACCAAGGATTTTGACTTTGTGTAAATAATAATCTGTTTGATATTTGAGGAACTAATGCATCTCTGTTTGATGTTGTAATACCTGCACTATTTAATGCTTTTTTAAATCTAGCATTTTTTATAGCTTCTTCAATAGAATTTGTTTTAGCCATATCTAAAGCTGTTTGAGGTTTAATATTATATCTAGATAAATCTTGTACAACTTTTAAACCTTTACCTTTATCTAATGATACTCCATTGCTTACCATTTTAGATAAAGTTTTAGATAACCCATAAGCATCACCAGCACCTACATTATAAGCAAATCTTCTAGCAAATCCAGTTAACCATTCTAATCCTAATCCTTTAAATGCATAATTGTTAACTTTTTGTGTAACAGTTTCACCCATCCAATTAGCATTGGTAACAACATTACTACCATCAATACCTAATGGTTTAATTAATCCTTGTCTAATTTCATTTGTTATAGCTAAGTTTAATTCTTTTGCTATTCCTGTTTCACCTTTAACAGTAAATGCTGTGTTAATTCCTCTTTGTCCTACAATAGGTAATGCTTTAAACCATGAACTAAACTGTGCTGAGTTTTGAAAAGGTTGAACTATATCACCTAATGATGATATTGTTACTCTACCCAACATATTTAAGTTAGATAAAGTAGAAAGAATTGCAGCACTAGACCTCCATAGACCATCCACTTGTTGACCATATCTATCAAAGTATGCATCAATAGTATCAGCAACAAGACTACCTTCTTTAGCTGCAGCTTGATTTGCTTTTTCTACACTTAAACCTGAGTTAATATATTTTTGTTTTATTTGTTCAAAGAAAGGTTTTAATAATTGTCCATTCTCTCCAAACTGTCTAGTAAAAGCTATAGACCTCATAGATTTATTAACTATGTTAGTTAATATATTAGCAGCATCATTTACTAAATAATTATTTTTTTCTAATACTTCTTCTACTAATTTATAAGGACCATTTAAACTTCTTTCTTGTGAGATATGTTCACTAATAGGAGTGTAAACAAACTCTTTACCATATTTAGTTTTAGTAGCACCTGATATTTTTCTATTACCAGTAAATATTTCTGATAATATTTCTCTATTAAATACCGAGTCAGTATTATTTCTATGTCCTGCAAAATAAGTTTCAGCAGCTTTCTTAGGGTCTTTATATTTTAAACTTTTAAATATACCTTCTAATACTTTTTGGAAAGCTTCAGGGTCTCTATTTATTTTTTCCCAGTTAAATACTCTAGGAAAATAATCTTGTATTTCTGTTTTAGAAAAGAACCCTGCATCATTATAAACTTTTTTAAATCCATCTAAGTAATCTTTTATTCCTGTAGCTAATTCTTCTACTCTTGCAGGTGTATCTTTTGTTAACTGTTTTCCTCTAACAATAGAAACTGCAGCAGCTTGTTCAGCTTCAGTATAATTACCTTTATTAATTAAATCATATGCTTTACTAGTCCATTCTCTAGTTAATCTATCAGCATTTGATACAACAGATTTTTGAGAAACAGATGAATCAATTGTTTCTAATAATAATTTACCTACTTGTTCTGTTGCTCCACCATAAGCTTCTAATTTAGTAGAAGATGTAGATGCTGTTAATGCTCTAATTTGTTGTAAAGTATATTTAGTAGCTTCACTATCTATAATACCTAATATTTTATTTTTATCACCTAATGTAAATTTTTTACTAGCTTGTATGTATTTTTGTGTAGCACCCATTACAGCACCAGCAGTAAACCAATTTAATAATTTAGTATCTTCATCACCAAATAAAACACCAGCAGTTAATCCTGTTGCTCCACCTACTAAAGGTTTGACTGCTACTGATGTTAAACTTCTAACAGCCCAGTCTACTGAACTTTCTGTTGCTTTTAATTTTTCTAATATTAAACCATCTCTCTTAGCAACTAACTCAGCATACTTTTTAATTTTAGGTTGTTGTGCTTTGTATAATTCTGCTTTAGTTTTTTCTAATGCTTTAGTAGCATCATTTAGTTGAGTTCTAATATTTATTATTTGTTTACCAAGTGATTCCTGTTTTAACATACCAGGAACATTTGGCTTAGGTTTTTTTCTACCTTTTAAACTTCTAATTTTAATTAATAAATTTCTTTTATCTAATAAATTTTTTTCTAATGTTTTAAATTTAGAAACTTCTTTTGATATAGGTGCTACAAAATTTGCATTAGACCATTCAATTAAATTTTTACTAGCTGATACAACTTCTTTATCATTTGTTACTGCTCTTAAATTTTTTAATTGAGGTACAGTAATATTTTCTTTCTTAGCAATTTTATTATCTATATATTCTACAACTTCATCTACTTGTTTTTGTGTAGCTTGTGGTGCATATTTTTTAAATATTTTAGAAACAACAGGAGTTATCGGACCTAGGGCTGCACCAAATGTACTTGCTAATCCTACTTTACCATAATCAATTTCACCTTTAGTAGCTAAATCTCTTAAAGCTACATCAGCACCAATAGTTAAACCACCCATTAAAGATGCCATTTTATAACTCTTCATAGCAGCTCTTCCCCAAGGAGTAGCATATGCTAATATATAACCAGGGTCAAGAATAAGAGTTGCTATCTCTCCTGCTTTAACAATACCATCATCATCATATTTACCTGAAGCAAATTTCCAATGTTCTTTTTCAACATCTTTTTGTCTTAATGCTTCATTTTCTAAAATATAATCTTTAAAAGATTTATCTTCATCAAATATATCTTGAACTTTAGCTTTACCTATACGATATATGTTACCAAGTATTTGTGTATTTTTATCAAAAGCATATTCTAATTTTTCTAAATTAGATACTTTTATTTCTTCTCCACCAAGAAGGTCAGAAGATTCTGTATCAAGTGTTGTAGTTGTAGGAGTTTCTAAAGTAGAACTTAATTGTTCTGTTTCAGTAGTTGAAAGTGGAAAACCACCTGTTAAACTTTCTTGTTCATTATTTGTTAGAGTAATCCCACCTGTTAAAGTCTCTGAAGACATTGTTTCTCCTATCCTTTACGAAATGGTCTAATATTACTTTTGTTAGTTTTCATATTTTCAAAGTTACCTTCGCTATCAGTAAATGCTTCAGTTATTTTTTGAGTATTAGCATCTGTACTAGCTTGTATATCTTCGAAAGTTGTTCCTTTAATTGGTTTTTTATTTGTTTTGTTTTTAGTTTTTTTCCATTTATTATATTCAATTTTTTCATCAGCAGTTAATTTGTTTTCTTGATTTGAATTTTGAATATTTTCCCATGTATATTTTTTATTTCCTCTAACAAATCCTGAACCATCAGGTAGTAATATAACTTTAGATTTAGGTTTATTATTTTCTATTTCATTTGCAACTTTGTCAGGTGCAACTGTATTATTAGTTGATGTTGTTTCTACTTCAGTACTTTCAGGTTGACTTGAAACAAGTTCAGCTTTTAATTGATTAATTAAAGTTGCATTTCCATTTTCAATAAGCTGTTGAATATTAGATAGTTTTTGAAACTCATCTAATTTAGAACCTGCATATAATGTATCTGCTTTTTTCTTTAAGAAATTATTATATATTTCTGAAGATTTAGCCATATCAATATTAACCATCTTATCACCTATTCTAGTTTGATTATTAATATCAACAACATTTAAAGGTAACATAGTAATTAGTTCTCTATTATCTTCCCATGAACCTTTGCCTGTATCTATTTTATTTTGTCTAGTTAGTATAACATTTTGTACTTTTCTATTTACAGCATCAGCATCAATTAAATTTACTAAATCTGATTTATTTTTAGTTACACTATTATATAAATCTGTAGCATTATTTGCATTTAATATTTCAGAGTAAATTAATTTATAAGAATTTAAAAATGCTTGTGATGCAGGATTAGTACCTTTAATTGTTTCATCTTTTTCATCAAACTTAAAATTCATTTCAGAAGTAAATCCTAAATTATTACTTGCATTAATAAAATTAATTAAATTATCTTTATTATTTACTGAATCAAATTTAGCATTTGTTATTAATTTACTAAATTCTGTTTCATAAGCTTCAGGTGGTTTTCTTTTTTTCTTAACTGTATCAGTAAATGTTATATCTTTTTTACCAGTTTCTATAGTTTCTTCATTTACTACTTTAGCAGCTTTTAATTGTGATTCTACATCTGCATTAACATCTTTATCAATAGTAGATTTTTTATTAAGAATTTTATTAATTAAAAAACTATCACCTTTAGCATCTTCAATTGCTTGAGCAAAACCTTTATTAATAATTTTAGTATCAGTACCAAATTGATTATCAATACTATTTCTATCTAAAGTAAATTTATAATCTAAACCTCCATTAGATTTAGCTTGATTAGCAACATTAGAAACCATATCTAAAAATCCTTGTGGGTCTGCTTTTTGTAATGCATTAAATTTTTCAGTACCTAAACTGTGTAATAAGAATTGTTTAGCATATGATTCATTATCCATATTACCTGAAGCAGCAGCAGAATTTAATTGTTTAATCTCATTAGACTTAGCTTTTTCTTTTTTGTATTCAGCAATGTCAGCAGCATATTTATCTTTCTTCATTGCAATCATTAAATCTCTATTAGCTTTTAATTCTTCTGCTCTAATAGCTAATTTTTCATTAGTTAATTCTCTATCTCTTTCAATAGCACCTGTTGCAAAATTTCCTAAATCTGTTAATAATCCCATATTATTCCTCTACTTCTTCTGTCGTTGCTTCTTTTACTTTAGATTCTAATTCATTATCTACTCTTGCTAATAAACTTTTACTTAATGAATCTGGTTTAATGATTGGTTTAGTACTAGTTTCTGTATCAGGTTCACCATCACTATCCATATCAACTGGAGTAACATCATCTTCAGGTATCATAGTATCAGGGTCATCCTCTTCTTCATTATATAAAACATAATCTTTTATTTCTGCATAATCAGCAATAGCTATTAATAAATAAATTGTAGGCTCTGCTAACATTAACATCATATCAGGTGTATATTTTCCTTCAGTATATCCTTTATATAAAATTACTTGTGCTATTTCATCTAAAGGAACACCTTCAGAAATAATACCTACTAATTGTCTTAATGTATCTTGTTCAGTTAACACCATGTAAACAGCCATCATAGCTTCATCTTGGTCTGTATATTCAGGTGGTCTTTCCCATGCTCTAGGAGTTTCAGGTGATGCTGTTAATGATTCTCCAGGAATAGGAGCATTAAAAGGATTAACACCTACTTCATCAAATTGGTTTTCTTTTATTTTTTCAGCCATTATGTTCTATACTTTCTTACTTTGTTTGCTATACTCTTTGGTTGTTTAACAAATTGTTTACCTGCTGCTTTACCTTTTCTTTTAGCTGCACTTGTTCTTGCATACTCAGAAGATGATAAAGCTTTTATAGCAGCACTAGGTAAATATCTTTCTCCTGTTTTACTAGAAGGTTTACCAGACTTAGTTCTCCATTTTTGCTTACTCCAATTTTTTAAGCTTTGCTGAGACTTAGCTAGTGCCATTATGATTTATATCCTCCACCTGCTTTCTTGTAAGCTTTAGCTAGAGCCTGTGCTTTTCTTGCACTCCATTGTCCAGCTTTAGTTCCATGAGAAGCTTGTGATTTAATTCTTTGAAATATTTTTTTTCTCATTGTAGGTTTTGTATAGTTACCTGCTTTATTTACTGTACTCATATTAATTAATCCCTGCGTAGTTTTGATGTAACAAATTCATATTTTTATAATATGTTTTTAATCTATTACCTGCTTCTTGTCCATAAACTTTTGTAAAGAAATCTCCACCAGCAGTACCTTTAATATCTGTTTCACCATAATTAGACATTGCTGTTTGCATAGTCATATCTTGACTAGCCATGTAAAAAGGTTTAACATCAGGTGTATCTGATTTCTTTAATAAACCTTTTGCTATGTTTGAAGCAAAAGATTTAGTATCAAATTTCTTTTTAACTGTAGGGTCTTTAGCAAAAGTTTTATCTCCAGTAAATCTATAACCACCTTGACCATTGTCAATGTAATCTCCTGTTTTACTTAAATCTGCTATTTCAGTTTTAATATCATACTTACCAGTACCTGTTCCAGAATAATCCATATCACCACTATATGAAAGTACTTCTTTAGAATATTGTTTTGTTCCTATATTATTTTCTACAAATGAACCTATTTGTTCATCATTAACATATGTATTTAATTCAATAGCTCTTGTTTTAATATCATTAAACATTGTAGTTGCATTTTTTCCAAAACCTTTTAATCTATTTTGATATGCATTATTAATTGTATCAGTTATAATTTTATCTGATTCAACACCAACAACATTTGTTTTAGTAAACCATCCACTAGGTTTAGTTAAAGTTTGTGTACCTAATTCACTAGCTGATAATGTTCCTTTTTGAATTGCAGCAGCAGCTTCAGAACTTGTCATAGTACCAACACCAGGGTCAGCAGCTCCAAAAAATTCTACTGTACCTTCTTTTGCTGTAAAAGGTTTAGGTGTGTATTTTTTCATTGTGGCTTTAGCTGAGTTATATAAATTTTTAGCACCTGTAGAAATATTAGAAAACATATTTTTAACTCCTTGAGGTGCAAATTTTTGAAAACCTTTTGATATAGATTTTGTAATAGTACTAAATCCTTTTGATATACCAGCATTAAAAGCTTGATAACCTGTTCTAATTTGATTACCAATTGTACCTATACTTTTTAAAAAAGTATTAGTACTATTCATAGCTGTAGTTGTTAAACTACTTAAACCTGATAATGCATAAGGCATAGCAATAGCCATAGCAATAGAACCTAGTGGTCCAAGCTTTTGATTTAGTTTAGCAACACCACGCATAGTTGCTTTACCAACTTTCATAATACCTTTAACTACACCTTTAAAAGCTTTACTAATAGGTTTCTTTACTGCTCTTGTTACTTTTTTAAATACTCTTGATACACTTCCCATATTATTTCCTTAGTTAAATTTTCTTAGTCCTGTTTCTATTTTCATTTTATTTACTCTTTTAATTCCTCTGCCTGATTTATTCATTCTAATCCAATGACAGTATTTATCTTTACCAATATCGTCTGCTAATCTTGTTGCAGTATATTTGTAAATTTCTTTTATCTTGTCTAGTGCAGTATTGACTGTTTCTATATGCCAACAAATATCTCCACTATCCCAATCTAAATTTTCAAGTACTCCTGTTTTTAAAAATCTTTCTTCAGCAGTTTTATTTAAATATGCCCAGTTAGTAAAAGCATAAGCAACATCA